CCGGCAAGGATGGTGCAGCGGGTGGCAGCGGTACTGGCGGCGCGGCTGGTCGTGCTGCCGAGGCCGCGACGACCGCCGGCAACGCGATCGCGGCGGCGGGCGAGACGGCGGCGCGGGGCTGGGATGCCGTCTCAGACAGTCTGCAGGGCTATGCCGACAGCGCGATGCAAACCGGCCGGCAGATCGGCGACGCGCTGGTCAGCGCGTTTCGCGGCGCCGAGGACGCGCTTCTGACGCTGGTCACGAAGGGCAAGGTGGATTTCCGCGATCTGGCGAACTCAATCCTGGAGGACATCACCCGCATCGCGCTGCGCTCGGCGGTGCTCGGCCCCCTCGCCAATTGGCTGGGCGGCGCGCTTGGCGGTATCGGCGGCGGTCTCGGAGGTAGCCTTACCGCGGCGGTGGCGCATTCCGGTGGCGTGATCGGTGTCTCGGCGCTGCCGCAGCGGCAGGTGCCCGCCATGGCCTTCGCCGGGGCACCCCGACTGCACGCGGGCGGCATGGTCGGGCTCCAGCCGGAAGAGGTCCCCGCAATCCTGCAGCGCGGCGAGCGGGTCCTGTCCCGCCGCGAGGTGGCCGAGGGACAGCGTGGTGGTGGTGGCGACCGCGGCGGCGGTGTCACCGTCAACATGACCATCACCACGCCCGATGCCGACAGTTTCCGGCGCTCGCAGGGCCAGATCACGGCCGAGATGAGCCGCGCCATCGCCCGGGCACGGCGCAATCGGTAGTGCCAGTAGATAAGGCAATCCATGACCGACTTTCATGATGTGCAGTTTCCGGCCACCATCGCCTACGGGGCCAGTGGCGGGCCGCGGTTCCTGACCGCTATTACCGCCACGCAGAGCGGGCGCGAGCAGCGCGTGGCGCAGTGGCAGCGCTCGCGCGGCGAATGGAACGTCTCGACGGGCATCCGCTCGCGCGCCGACGTCGCGGCATTCCTCGCCTTCTTCTACGCCCGGCGCGGCCGCGCGCACGGGTTTCGCTTCAGGGACTGGACGGATTTCCGGGCGGCCGGCCAGCTGCTCGGAGTTGGCGACGGGGAACGGACCGCGTTCCAGCTTGTCCGGCGCTATGACAGCGGCGGCGCGGTGCACGAACGCCGGATCACCAGGCCGGTCGCCGGAACCCTGACCGTTTACCGGGACAATACAGAAGTGACCAATGGCGTGTCGATCGATCACGCCACCGGAGTAGTGACCTTCTCGAGTGCGCCCGACGCGGGAACAGAGATCACAGCGGATTTCGAGTTCGACGTGCCGGCGCGGTTCGACACCGATGCCGCCGATCTCACCGTCGAGACCTTCGAGATGCAGCAATGGGGCCGCATCACCGTGGTGGAGATCCGCGAATGAAGGTGATGTCATGAAGACGGTCTCCCCCGAACTGGCTGCGCATCTCGAGGGCGATGTGCTCACGCTGGCCACCTGCTGGCGGCTTGCCCGCCGCGACGGGGTGGTGTTTCGCGCCACCGATCACGATGGCGATCTCGAAGTCGAGGGCGAGACCTACCGCGCCCGCGCAGGGTATTCGCGCACCGCCGTGGCCTCCGAGGCGGGGCTGGCGGTCGGCAATGTCGATCTCGAGGGCGTGCTCGACGATGCCGGGCTCGAAGCGGACGCGCTGCGCGCTGGGCTCTATGACGGCGCCGAGGTGCGGATCTTCGTGGTCAACTGGCAGGACCCGTCGCAGGGCACCCTCCGGCTGCGCCGTGGCTGGCTGGGCGAGGTCACGCTGTCGAGCGAGGGGCAGTGGCGCACCGAGCTGCGGGGCATGTCCCAGGTGCTCGCACAGCGGCTGATCGAGCCCTACACGCCGGACTGCCGCGCCGATCTCGGCGATGCGCGCTGCGGGGTGGAGATCGGTGACCCGCAATGGACACGGCCCGGGCTTGTCACCGCGCCGCTCGACGCGCTGTCGTTCACCGCGGCGATCGATATGGCTGATGACAGACCGGATGACTGGTTCGCCGGCGGCGTGATCCGGTTCACGTCGGGGCAGAACAGCGGCCGCGCCATCGAAGTGCGCGGCTCGGATCTGGCAACGGGCGATCTGGTACTGTCCTTCCCGCCGCCCTTTCCGGTCGGCACGGGCGACGCGTTCGAGATCTATCCGGGCTGCGACAAGCGGCTCTCCACCTGCATCGATCGCTTCGACAATGTGCTCAATTTCCGGGGCGATCCCTTCGTGCCGGGGGCCGACAAGCTGACGGAGACGCCCAATGCCCGCTGACCCAATGCAACGCGAGCCAATGCGCGCTGACGACGTGATCGCCGAAGGACGACGCTGGATCGGGGCGCGCTGGCGGCACCAGGGCCGCGGCCCGGCCGGCGTGGACTGCATCGGGCTGCTGATCGTCGTGGCCGACGCGCTCGCCGTGCCGCATCACGATGTAACGGGCTATGACCGGCGCGCGACCGGCACCAGGCTGCTGGAAGAATTTGCGCGCGCGCTGGATCCGGTCGCACTGCCCGACGCGCGGCCGGGCGACATCCTGGTCTTTGCCGAGACGAGCTATCCCTGCCATGCGGGCTTTCTCACCGCGCGGCACGGGACCCCGCATCTTCTGCACGCGCATGCGCTGCGGCGCTGCGTGCTCGAGGAGCCGCTGATCGAGCCATGGCTGTCGCGCCGGCGCGCGGCCTGGCGCATCCCAGAGGTGGTCTGATGGCGGTGCTGGCCATCGCCGGCGCCAGCGCGCTCGGCAGCACCGCGCTCGGGCTCGGCTGGCAGGCCGGCTGGCTGATCGGCTCGACCGTCGGCTCGCTCCTGTTCGGTCCCGACCAGCCGGATATCGAGGGCCCGCGGCTGCGCGATCTGTCGGTGACCTCCTCGGCCTGGGGCGCGCCGATACCGCTCATCTACGGCACCATGCGCGCCTCCGGCAACGTGATCTGGGCGCCCGGGATTCGCGAGGAACGCCAGACCCGCAAGGTAGGCGGCAAGGGCGGCGGCGGTCAGCGTCAGACCACCTATGGCTATTACGCCTCCTTCGCGCTCGGCCTCGCCGAGGGCTTGGCCGGCGACCTCATCCGGATCTGGGCCGATGGCAAGCTCATCCATGACGCGCGCGGCACCAACCCGGATGTGTCGATCCCCGGTCTGGAGTTCCGCTTTCACGAGGGCAGCGAGGACCAGCTGCCCGATCCGCTGATCGAGGCCACGGAAGGCCACGGCCGGACGCCGGCCTTTCGCGGGCTGGCTTATCTGGTGTTCGAGGATCTGCCGCTGGAGAACTTTGGCAACCGCATCCCCAACATCACCGCCGAGGTGACCTTCAACGCGCAGGAAGCATACCCCGCGCTCAAGAGCACCAACCTGCCGGGTGGGGCGCTCGACAGCGTGCTGACAAGCTACGGGGCCACCGACTGGCCGCGCCAGCGCCAGCTCATGCTGACCCCGGACGGTCTGCGGCTGTTCGATCTGCGCACGCTGGAGGAGCTCGCGCAGGCACAGCCCGAGGATATGATTTCCGACGCGCTGGCCGACGCATTGAACCTCTACAGGGACAATTTCAGGTTCGATCACTGCTTCATCGGCGGCGATGGGTATGCCTACACTCAGCTGGGCATCAGCAACACCAAGCCGATCGTGAAGATCGATCTCGACGCCATGGCGATCGTGGACAGCTTCGGGCGCCGCAGCAGCAGCCTGAGCAACAACGCAGGCGGGTTCGTATCACTCACGACACTGGGCTGGATGCGCGCGCTCAGCCTGACCGGGCCGATCGACGTGCTGATCGCCTCGGGGCGCTTCGGCGGCGGTCATGGCTGCGTCCGGGCCGACACCATGGAATTCCTCGCCAACCTGCCGCGCATGGGACCGGGGCCGACGAATGTCGAGAATATCGTTCAGGGACTTGTGGGCGAAGGCCTTGGCGAGGCATGGATCCTGCGCACGTCGAACACCGGCACGGCCAGCACCATTCCCATCGAGCGGCTGCGCGTGCGCCCGGGCGCGCTTCAGCCGGTCGTCGAGAATGCCGGGCACTGGCAGCTGACCCCGGCCGACATCCACCCTGACGCGACAGGATTCACATATGAGCCGGCCGGCGCGGTGTATGATCCGGTCGATGACGCGCTGGTCTGGATCAGCGCGCTCGCGTTTCCGGACGCGATGAGTGATCTCGCCGGGCGCTATGCGGTCAAATGGCGCCCTGATGACGGGGTGATCTGGGCGACGCGGCTGTCGCTCTTCGCGTTTTCCACCAGGCGCAAGGAGAACATGGCCATCGCGAAGTCCCGCACCGAGGGCCGGCGCATGGCGTGGCATCGCGAGCCGCAGGTCAGCCAGGTCGATCTGCGCACCGGCGCGGAGATCCTGTTCACCGAAGGGTTTGCCGCGGGCAGCATCTTCGGCGGCGGCGAGGCCGCGGGGTATGATGCCCGCTCGGACACGCTCACGGGCTATGTGCAGACCGGATCGGCCGCAACCCGGCTGTTTCTCAACCGCACCGCCGGCGAAGGGGTGACACCGGGCAGCCTCATTGCGGATATCTGCGCCCGTGTCGGGCTGGGGCCGGCCGATATCGATGTGTCTGAGATCAACACGCCGATATTCCGGGGCTACGCCATCGGCCGGCAGGGCTCGGCGCGGTCGGGCATAGAGCCGGTGGCGCAGGCCTTTTCCTTTGATGCCGTCGAGTCCGACGACCGGATCCGCTTTGTGCCACGCGCGCGATCCGCAGATGAGGCGCAGCGTCTGACCGCGGACGATCTCGTCTCTGCCCGCGAGACGGGCCGCGTCGTGCAGCTTCAGCGCGTGCAGGAGACCGATCTGCCCGAGCGCGTCACCGTCACCTACCAGGACACGAGCGGCGACTAC